GTATCGGCCCGCATGTCATGGAAATCGGCCCTCAGGGCCTCGAATGCGGATTTCATCTCCGCCAGACTGGCCCTGATGTCTGCCTTGAGCTGAATCATGTCTGGCTTGGTGGCGATCAAGTCTTTTTCGATTTTTTCAACAGATTGCTCCCGCTTGCTGGCATCAATACTCATATCGCCTCCTGGATTGTCGCCTGCATCAGCAGGTTTGCCAGTCTCACCACGGAAACGTCCTGGCAAGGAAGCAATGTTGCTGTATCCCTCGATGCTCATTGCGTGCTGATCCATTTCTTCACAATTTCGGCATCGTGGTGACGAACGTATCCGCAGTTCTGGCAAACAATGGCAACCGTCAGAAAGGCCGGCGGAGGGATGTCATAGTTTCCGTCCGGTGTCAGCATCCCATTAACGATAGGCTGATTGATCGGTGTCGCCAGCCAGTGCGTGCCGTCACACATTTGGCATGCTCGGTTATATGACTCGAAAAACCTGATGAGGTTTTCCTGTGTGATTTCTGCCATCAGGTTCTCAAGACTGTTACCGCCTGCACCAAATGATGCCTGGGTCGCCATGGTAAGAGGGAAGATGGCGATCTTCAATAGGCCACATCCCGCCATGGCGCGACATCATGTGCCATAGACTGCCGCGCGGACACGCCATCCTCCGCGTCATCCTCGGGGTCGACGGGCGGATCGGCCAGGGCGGGTGGCTGACCGGGCGCGACGGTGGGTGCGGAGTCGGCGTCCAGGCCGGCGGCGCGGCGCAGCTGCTGCTCCTTGACCCGCTGGGCGTGTTTGGCTTCCCACTCGATGCCATCGTGCAGCACCGATTCGGCCGCCAGGGTGGAGATCCCCAGCGACACGCGCAGGCCGGCGGCGGTGGCGTCCTTGACCGGGTCAATGCTGCCGGGGCCGTCGCCGATCCAGTTGGCGTCGACGAACAGCGCCCGGCGTTCGGGGTCGGCGAAGTAGCCGGGTGCGGCGATGCGGCCCTGGGCAATTTCCCAGTCGAGCCAGTGCTCATAGACCGGCTGGCAGAAGTGGCTGGCCAGGTAGTCGCGCCAGATGCGGAAGGTGCGCCAGGCGTCCAGCAGGGCGGCGCGGCTGGCGCTGTAGCTGCTGGTGTAGTGGTGGATCAGCACCTCGAAGGGGATGCCGACGCGCGCGCCGATCTGGCGCACGATGGCCATGACGAACGGATCGAAGGCCTGGTTGGGGCGGCCGGGATTGCTCTCGTGCACGCTCTCGCCGGGCAACAGGTTGACCGCCTTGCCGGGACCGCCGAGGCCGGCCATGGGGTAGGCGCCGTCCCACTGCATGGCGTTGGCCAGGTAGGTGTTGCGGCTGTCGCCCTGGAAGATCTGGTCGAAGGCCTCCGGGGACATGGTCACGAACGTGGCGAATGCGCCGTTGATGACGGCGGCCTGCAACTCGGCCTGGGTGTAGCGGTCGAGCTGCTTGAGGTGCTCCAGCACCGGGGCCAGCAGCGGCACGCCGCGCGTCTGGCCGGGCCGCACGCGGTGAGCCAGGTGCAGCATGGCCGGGCGGCCGGCGCGGGTGTAGGCCGGCACGTGGTCCCACTGGTTTTTGCGCCCCAGGGGATCGGTCAGCGAGCCGGGGTGGGCGCGGCTGACCCAGTAGCCGGTCGCCCTGCCCTGCACCGACAACTGCACGCCGGCCACGAGATCGCTGCCGGGAACCTTGCCATTCGGGTTGCTGATCCGGTCGGCCTCGATCATCTGCACGGCAGGCACGGTGCGGCCGTCCGGGGTGTCGGTCAGGGTCAGCAGCGGGAACACGTCGCCGCTAAGCAGCAGTGAGGTGAAGGCCAGCGACTGCAGGCCATAGACATTGCGGGTGCGGGTGATGTCGCAGTCGGGCGATTCGGCCCACAGGCGCCAGCGTCGCTTGACGGTGTCGGTCCATTGGCGCGCCTGCTCGTCGGACCAGCCGAGCGCGGCGGCGTCGAGGGCGGGTTGCAGGCTCAGGCCGGTGCCGACGACGCCCTGCTCCAGTACGCCAATGACCGCGCCGGCCAGCGGGGCCTGGCGGTAGCTGTCGTGGCTGCGGGCGCGCAGGGTCGGCAGGTCGTCGATCAGGTCGGCGTCGGCATCGCCATGGCTGGCGTCCCATCCGGCCACGGCCGGGCGGGTGCGACTGGCGGCGGCCCAGGCGCCATGCAGCGCCAGCGCGCGGCGGGCGCGTTGACGGCTCAGGGCCCAGCCGGGCGCGACGGTGGCGATCAGGCTATCGAGTGCGCTCATATCAGAACCTCGGCGAAACGGTGACAGACCGGCCGCGGCCGGAGGCGGATTGTTCGGCCAGCGCCGCGCGGCGCTGCCAGATGTCGATGCCGCGCTGGATCTCCTCCAGGTTGGCCAGGGTCAGCCGGCGGCCGCCGAACTCGACGGTCTGGCCGGCGAGTACCTTGGCCTCGGCGTCCAGATAGGCTTGCAGGCGGGCATTGGCGACGGCGGGCGTGATGACGCTCATGGGCAGGTTCCTCGCTGCTGTTTGACGATGCGGTAGATGGTGGCCCGGCCAATGCCGAGCGAGCTGCGGATGGTGTCGATGGGGACGCCGTTGCGCCAGGCGATGACGGCGGCGCGGCGGCGGCTCTCGCGGCCGGGGTCGGCGGGCACGTGCACGTCGCTGCCGCCCCAGTGGGCGCGGGCCTCGCGCTCGATGCTGACGGCGCACTCGACGCTCATTTCCGGCACGGCGGTGGCGATGCGATCGATGAGGTCGCGGATGATGTCGTTATCGGCCACGTTTCCACCCTGTTATGTCGATGCCGCTGTCGGCGAAGGCCGGCGCGCGGACGCTGTCGTCCGCTGGCGTCGTGGACGCGGGCGGCAGGCGATGGCGGGCCGGATCGACGCGCGACAGGCGGAAGCCGGCCAGGGCGTACTTCCAGCAGTCATAGGCCTCGTTGGGGGTCTGCTCCTGCCACTCGATGACGACCTTGTGGCGCACTTTGCGCGTGACGCGGCGGTTGCTGGTCAGCTGCTGGAAAAAGCCGGCGTCGAAGGCCGGATTGCCGGCCGGAAAATGCAGGTAGCGCCCGCGCGGCTGGCCGGACTCGGGGGGCGGCAGGTTGAGCCGCTCGGTGATCTCGCGCATGCCGATCAGGTTGGACACCAGGAACGGGGCAACGCCGGTCTTGCGCCGATGGCGCAGGCGCTGGCGGCGCTTGCCGTCATCCTCGATCAGCGTGTCGGTGCCGAGGTTGCGAACGCCCTTGAGCGGGAACAGCCAGGGGCGCGGGCGGCAGAAATCATAGGCGCGCTCGGCGTTGTAGCCGGTGTCCAGCCCGCCACAGTCGGGCCGCAGTGCGGCCAGCAGGTCGGCCAGCGCCTCCCACGGCTCCGGCGTCAGGGTGGCGCCGGGCACGATGTGGTGATCGATGCCCCAGGTTTCCTCGTCGACGCCGATGTCATAGACCGAGACCTCGATGACGTCTTTCTGCACGTCGATGCCGACGCTGCGCACGCGGCCGGGCTGGCGTTCCTGGCCATAGGGCTCCAGCCGCGCCAGGATGGCGTCGGGGTCGGCTTTCTCGTAGTCCTCCGCCCAGGGCAGGCCCAGCTGCTCGTTGTAGAACACCTGCATTTCGTCGCTGCTGCCAAGGCTCGCCAGCCAGCGGTTGGCCAGCCAGGCCCAGTCGCGGCCGAGGCCCACGGGCGCATACAGGGCATTGATGTGGTAGCCGCGCCGATGGGCGATCTGCGGCCGGTCGGCAACCCAGCGGCCACGGGCCAGCATGTCGGTCTTGTGGCCCTCCTCGATCACGGCGGCGCAGTGCCGGCAGACGTACCAGACCCGCGCGACGCGCGGCGGACTGCGGTCGTCGCTGGCCGGAGCCTTGATCCACTTGAGCCCGTAGGGCGTTTCCGGGCCGCCGAATTCCAGCGCCTGATAGTCGCCGCAGTGCGGGCACGGCACCTGGTAGCGGCGCTGGTCGGACGCCAGCCATTCGCGCCAGATGCGGGATTTCTCCAGCGTCGTGGGCGTGGACAGCAGGAAGGTCTTGCGCCGGGTGAAGGTCGTCTGGCGGCCCTCGATCAGCCGCATGGGGTCGCCGACGCCGGGGATCGACTCGGGGAACTTGTCGACCTCGTCGCAGGCGACGTAGGGCAGCGAGTGGGAGCTCAGATCGTTGGCGGTGTTGGCGCCGACCTTGAGGATCTTCGCGCCGGCGCCGTACTCCAGCAGCCCTTCCGTGTTGCGCCGGTCGCGGCCACCGAGGCTGACCAGGTCGGCCAGCGCCGGGGTGTCGGTCAGCAGGCGCAGGAAGCGCGGGTTGAAGGTCTGGTCCCGGAAGTCCTTGGTCGGCACCACGACCAGCATGTCCCGGTTGCCCAGGTGGTGCATGACGTAGCCGATCCAGTTGCTCATGGCCTCGGTCGCGCCGACCTGCACCGACTTGACGAACACCACCTCGGCAACCGGCGAGTGCTCCGAGAGGCTGTCCATGATCTCGCGCAGGTACGGCGTCAGCGCGGTACGCCACTGACCGGGCGCGTTGGTGCCGATGTTCAGCCAGCGGTGGCGGTCGGCCCATTGCGAGACGGCGATGAGATCGCGCGGACGGCAGCCGCGGCGGATGCCTTCGCCGATGGCCGGGCAGGCGGACGAGGCCGGCTTGATCGCCGCGCCCAGCGACATGGCCCAGGCGTGGGCCGCGTCGGCCATCAGGTAGTGGATGCGGGTCTCGTCGACCTCGCCGGCGATGGCCTGGAGCTGGTCGCGCCGGAGCTGGCGCAGCGCGTCCAGCAGCAGATCGCGGCAGGCCTGCGCGGCGGCGGCAGCCTCGGCCAGCGGCACGGTATCGGCCAGCGCGCGCCGGTACTCGTCGCGCGCCTTCTGCGCCTTGAGCCGGGCGTTCGCGGACTGGATGTCCGCCAGCGTCATGGATGCCGGCGGCGCATCGGGCGGAAAATCGATCTCGGCCTGAACGGCGGACATGGCAATCCCTCGGGGGTTTCCGGGGATGCCGCGGAGCCGATGCCCGACCCTGTCGGTCAGGCGATGGCAGGGGCGATTCCGTGATGATGGCTACTGTCGTATCAAGCGCCGGTTCCCGCGATTTCGGCCGCACCGGCAGGCGGCCCGCATGACGCACGAGCGGGTTTGCGGCCCTCTGACCCTCGGGCGCGGGGTCGCCTTCCCGGCGACAAGGCCAGGCATCGCCTAGGGGAATGCCTGGGCCAGCAGCGAGCGGGCGATGGCCATGACCGCTTCCAGGCTCATGTCGACGCCTTTCTCGCGGGCGGCTGTCTTGATGCGTTGCCAGGCCGTGTCAGCGCGGATGCTATCGAGCAGTTCGTGACCGTTCCAGGTCAGCGCGCGGGCATAGCACCAGGCCGGCCCCGTCGCTTGCCGGCAGCCGCCCTCGATCAAACCGGCCTCCCGCAGCAGGCGCATGTGATAGGCGGCTTCGTCTGGCAGCAAGCCGGGTATCTGGTCGCTGCTCAGCTGGCTGTCCTCGCCCGGCAGCTGCTCGATGGCCAGCAGGATGCGGCGAATCGTGTCCCAGTCACGCTTCATGGGGCCTCCTGCCGGGCTCCCGGGCGGCCCCGGCCGCCGCCAGGCGCTGGCCGACGATCAGCAGCCGGGCGGTGGCGGCGTCCGCCAGCTCCGCGGCGGCCCGGCAATGGCCGGCGAAGTCGATGACATGATCCATGAGCGCCATGAACGCATCATCGCTCTCGCCGGCGAACCGCTCGGTCAGCTGGTCGGCGGTACTGCACAGCATGATCATCACCATGCGGCGCCGGGCGCCCCAGTACGTGTCGTAGTCCTCCTCCAGCGCATCGACCCGGTCGCGGGTGAAAACCGGCTGAAAGTCCAGCCCGCCGGGCAACGGCGCGGCCATGGCCGGATGGGTGTCGCGGGCGCTCATGCGGCCTCCTGGTTCAGGCGTGGCAACACCTCGCGGCTCCACTTGAGCTGCTGCACCAGCGTGCCGTCACCGTGCTTCTTGCCGGTGCCGTACCAGCGGAACAGGTTCTTCGCCGCGTCGGTGGGCAGCCACAGCTTGCCTTCCTTGGTCTGCAACCCGGCCTCCATCAGCAGCAGGTTGAACTGCCGGCCCGTCACCCGGATCATCTCGCCCAGCTCGGTGGGCGTGAGCCAGGCGGCCTGCACGGCCTCTTCCAGCTCCTCATGGCCCAGCAGGCGCATGAGATTGACGCCCGTGCTGTGCGCGGTGGCCTGATTGGCGCTGACCGCCGCGACGTTGCGATCCAGCCCCAGCAGCCGGGCCACCTTGAACAGCGCGGTGAATTCCCGGGCGGCAGGAATGGCGGTGGCGGGCGCGGCCGGCAGGGCATAGCGGCCGGTCTTGCGGAGGGACGGCAGAACCTCCTCGAACACCCAGCGCTCGAAGCGCTGCGCTTCCGGCAGTGAGCTGCCGACGATCAGCCGCAGGACATCGGGCTCGGCGAGAATGCGGGCTTCCTGGGTTCGGCCGAGGCTGTCGACGATGGGGTGGCGTTTCACCACCCCACGGCAGTGCTGCTTTATCGCATTGGTCGGATCGGCATAGCCAAGGGCTGCCGCCACATCCTTGCCGACCCACCAGACCTCATCGTCGATGACGACGGTGCGGACGGTGAGCGACTGGAACTGGAAGGGAATGAGATTCGCGTTCATGGTTCGGTCCTTTTGAGGGATTGACGACCATCGGATGATGGGCGCCGGGAGCTCAAAACCGTCGAACGGCGGCGGGCGTATTCGGGGCGGACCCCTGTTGTATTAGCCACACTCCCGGCATGAACCGGTGGCCTGCCGGAGGGCAGGCGCAAAAAAACCGCGAGTCTGTCGGGTGCGGTGGCCGCGTTCGAAGGTGTTTTGAGCACCTGCTCACAGGCTACGCCCGCAGAATCGGCGTTGTCAACGGCGGACCGATGGCGCGCGCGAGTCCGCAGCCGCATGGTTGGCTCCATCACGCCCGCTCGGTCCGGTGACTGTTGACCCACTCTTCCCAGGCGGTAATGGCCCCCTTGGCCAGCTTGATCAGCGCGAGGTGCAGGCGGATGTTGCGGTGGTGCATGGGTCAGGCCCCCGGGGCGAGGGTCTCGCGTTCCCACGCCTCGATCATCTGCACCGCGAGCCGGATTTCCCACAGCGCCATGGCGGGCGCTTCGTTGTTGATGGCGTTTCCCATGGCCGTGACGGCCGATATCAGATAATCCAGTTTCTGTTCGTCGGTCATTGCATCGCTCCCGTTGATTTCAGTCCGGCCTTCTGCGCGAAGGCGTTTTCCATTCGCCGGACCGCGCCATCGCCAGATCAATCGCTCCCCGCAGCGTCAGCGCCTGCTCGACGCACTCGCGCGGCAGCAGCACCTGACCCGCGTCATTGTCGAGGTCGGCCAGCCAGTCCAGCCTGTCGCGGTCCCGCTCCAGCGCGCTGATTTCATCCGCGCCATGGCCGCGGCAGGGCTTTTCAGGTTCGGTCATGTCGTGTC